CTGCATAGCGTCGTGTATGTGGGAGAACCTGTTCTTGTCTGGCGACGCCGACATCTCTTTGTCTTTGCGTCTCTTGTATCTGTACCCTCGCATAAACCCCTCGACCAGCATGGTGCATTTGTCCGATACGAGTATACTCGGTGTATCGCCAGAGGTGTTGAGGAGCCGTTTTTCTACTGCCTGAACCCGTCGGATAGGGTCGTTAGTTATAGCCGGCAGCGCGTCCAGGCCGAGCTCTTTCAAGACGGAGAAGGCGCTATCCTCGGAGTATTGGCCCTTGGCCACCCCAGCTGGGTCCGCCACAACGAATATTTTATACCCGGAGTAATCTTCTTCTAACTTAGGCAGTAGCTTGGATAACAGGAACTGGTGGAGGCCCATATCTGACGAGGTGACCTCGTCCAATACGAGGACTCTGTCCCGGATATCTCCCTGAGTAATAACGGCACAGGGCGTTCTACCGAAGTCCATACCGAGAAGTATAGGCAGCTGGGGGTTAGGCACCAGGTTGTCTCGTATGTGCTTGGAGGTATCGAACGCTGCTCGATACACTGCCATGCCGAACTGGTCTTCCCCGAACTTGGAGTGCACGTGGACGTTTATCCACTCCTCGCTGTTACCGTCCATAAGGCGCTCGTAGTAATCAGACGGCAGCCATTCACGGCCTTCGGCGTCGGGGTCCAGCCCACCAGGCTGGTGGAAGAAATCCCAGTTAGGCGGCTTATTTACCACCAGGTTCGTGTGGTACTCTGACGATACACTCCACGGGTTAGATATAAGCATGAGGGACTGCCACTTGGGCGCCACCCTGGACTTGGATGGGTATCGCCCTATACGGCCCATAACGGCCGCCACGACGTCGTAGGGCACCTCTCTGCACTCCTCAATAAGCGCGGACGTGATGTTCAGGGATAGGAGTTTACGCTGGTCTTCGGGGCGCTCTAGCGGCATGAGAATCCAGTCGGACTCCACGCTAGTCCCGTCACCGAGGACAAACCTGAACTCCAAGGTGCTCGTAGACACTTTGTGCGTAAAGTAGTCCCCGAAGTATTCCTTGGCGTCTGATAGCACAGTCCCGCGTAACTGCCCGGCCGTGTTGCGGACGATCACGAATCTAGTAGGCCGTATGCCTTTGCGGTCTGGCGTTTGCTCCACCATCCTACGGAAAAGCTCCATAAGCCCACCCATAGATTTGCCTGATCCTAGGGGCCCGATTATGCCCTTAACCAGTGACTCGGATACGATAAATTCACGAACGGTCTTAGCTGGCGTATAGTTCATTTTTTCCGCTTTTTGATTGGTTTACGTCCCGCGAGGACATCTAGCCCCGGTATGCTAGCAGGCGCTTCCACCTCGGTCGCAACAGCTGTGCCCTCTACGGTTACATCTCTGCCGGAGTCCCCGAGCATAATAGTTACTACGGGTAACCCTGAGCCCGCCTGGATTTCTTGGGGGAGCTGCGCCACGGACGACAGGTCCTTTATTTCTTTGAACGCTGCTACCCGAGCGACTGGCGGCTGCGTGCTGTCCATCACTATGCCGTAAACGGCCGGTAAGGCTTCTTCCAGCGCTAGCCGCGCCTTTACCCGTACCCGCGATTTGACGTTGCCAAGGTCTTCCCAGTCCCGCTTGGCGGACTTCACCATATCCTGGAATCCGGGGGTTTTGAGCAGCACCGCGGCTCGCTCCACACTGATACCAAACCTGGAGAAAACCTCCGAGTTATCGTATATGCCTGATGCTAGCTCGGCGGCTAAAGCCGAGGACATATCATTTAGCTGGCGCAAGTCTTGCATTTCGGGTAATCTCCGTCACGACGTTAACCGTATAGTAGCACAGGTATCTCCATGCAGCAAACAGGTGTGTTAAGGATGGTGTCTCCCGAGGGAGTAACCGCCCAGGAGCAGAAAGCCCAAGCTGACAAAGCCCAGGCTATGTCGGATATGACGGCATCCCCGGATGTGGAGCGTGGCGTCATAGGCCACATACGAAAACAATTTCAGCTCATGCGCGATCATAGAGAGTCGTCAGGGCTCGGCGCCCGCCTTCTAGCGGCGCAACGCGCGTTTAACGGCGAGTACGATCCAGCCACTATTTCGCAGATAAAACAGTTCGGCGGATCAGAGGTTTACGCCAGGCTCACGTCACAAAAGGCCCGTGGCGCTACGTCGCTGTTACGAGATATTTACTTCTCCGCTGGCCGCCCGTGGTCACTCTCTCCCACTGACGACCCGAAGCTCCCGGACGACATAGCCGCGACTATCCCCAGGGTGGTCCAGGCGCAGGCAGCCCAAGAGCAGGCGCAGGGCGCTCAGGTCAGCCCTATGGAACTGGCTTCCCGGGTGTCGACCATGATGGACGAAGCCCACCGCATTGAGCGGAAGAAGGCTGTCTCCGAGGCTAAAAAAGCCGAGCGACGTGTCAACGATCTGCTACAGGAGGGGGGCTTTTACGACGCTCTTAACAACCTGTTGGTGGACATACCATTGTTTCCCTACGTGGTTATGAAGGGCCCGTTCGTCCGCATGGCTGACGACATCGAGTACGGCTCCGGCGGTTCGATACGCAGGATAACTAAGCCCAAGCTGTTCTGGGCCCGCATAAGCCCGTTCGACCTTTTCTTCACTCCAGGTGTGTCTAACATACGAGACGCCGCCACATGCGAGCGTCTGAGGTGGACCCGCAGAGACCTGAATGATTTGCTCGGAGTACCCGGCTGGAACGAAGACGCGGTCCGCTCGGCGCTGAACGAGTACGATAACGGTCTACGGGACTGGATGACGACTGGCGACGCAGCACAAGCTATACACGAAGACCGGGAAGATCCCACGTTCAACAGGTCAGCGATTATTGACGCTATGGAGTACCACGGCAACATCAAGGGCAGCACCCTGGTGGAGTTCGGGATGGACGAGAAGGCTGTGCCGGACACAGACAAAGATTATTTCGTGGAGGCCTGGGTGGTAGGTGTGCACGTTCTTAAAGTACAGATGTCCCCCTCGCCTCGCCGCCGCGCTCCGTACGCCCTAGCGTCGTTCGAGAAGGTCCCCGGGACCATAGTCGGTCACTCTCTTACCGATATGCTGTCTGACGTGCAGGAAGTGGCCAACGCCGCCCTACGGGCCCTCGTGAACAACATGAGCATGGCGTCTGGGCCCCAGGTGACTGTGTTTACCAACCGCATAGCGGAGAACGAAGACCCGTCCGAGATCTACCCATGGAAGCGGTGGCTGGTACAAGATGATTTGCTTGCTGCCCCCACTACGGTCCCGCCAATCGGGTTTTTCCAGCCGCAGTCCAACGCTAACGAGCTTCTGGGGATATACCAGAAAATGACTGATATGGCCGACGAGATTTCCGCCATACCGCGGTACTTAACCGGTTCAGGCGCTTCAGGCGGAGCAGGCCGCACGGCGTCGGGCCTGTCTATGCTCATCGGCAACGCGTCGAAGATGCTACAGCAAGTGGCCCATAACATAGACCTAGGCCCCATAAAAGAATCCATAGAGATGCTCTACGACCTACTGATGATCTCTGACGCCGGTGTAGAGCTACGTGGCGACGAGGACATCGTCGTAAATGGCGTTACATCTGTCCTGGCGAAAGACGTAGAGCGGGCTAGACAGTTAGAGTTCTTATCCCTCACAGCCAACCCGATCGACCAACAGATACTCGGAGTAGAGGGTAGGGCTACTGTGCTTAGGGAGATCGCCGATGGTTTAGGGCTCCCAGGCAGTAAAATTGTACCCTCCGAGAAGGATTTGGCGCAACGCCAACAGCAAGCGTTAGCCGCTCAGTCGGCGTCGGCGCAGGCACAAGCTACAGGAAACGGTAACCAGCCCCCCGCTCCTGCTAAAGATACAGGCCCGGTCACTAATACGGTGCAGCCGGGATTTGGATTGGGCGGTTTACAAGGAGGATGACATGAAAGCTGATTCAGACGGTGATTTCACCAGCAAGAACGAGGGGCGCCGTTCCGATACGGACCCCGTACGCATGAGCACAACAGCGCCAGTGAGCAAGAACTCTAAGGCGAAGTCTGTTATGCACTCTGGCCCCGCCACGCGCATGGCCACCAACGCTCCTCGGAGCGGTACGCGGGGCAAGAAGTTCGCTATGCCGCCGGCGTCCGGCCCCACGCGTATGCCACGGTAGCACGTTTCGTCTTTGCTTCCAGCGAACATAGCTGCTATAAGCAAACGCATGACACACCCTACTAATACAGAACTAAGAAACGCGGTGGACACTCTTAAGAGCGCCCCCGCGTTTCGTTGCGTGCTAGATTACCTGACTTCGTGCAGCTCCTCAGCTGACACGGCGGCTATCATGTCCCCAAGCGATACTAGGGACATCATGGCGGGCCGGGCCCGTGCGTATAGGGAAATCATTAGTAGACTGTGCCCACCCACCACAATCAAATAAAGGAGCGATACTCATGGCTAAGAAACCAAGGGCCGTCCGCGCGGCTGCGAAAAGAGCGGAAGAACTACTCGGTGTGACTGCTGGTGGCGAAGACCCCATTACGGCTGCTACGCCCGAATCGGCCCCCGAGCCAGCACCCGAGCCCACACCCGAGCCCACACCGGCACCCGAATCAGCACCCGAGCCTATGGCCGAGCTAGCGCCTGAACCGACCCCTGAGCCTACGGCTGAACCCGCGCCAGCTCAAGATTACGAGCAGATGTACAA